TATTCTTTTTTTAATGTCATTGAGAGAACCATTTTAAAAATAGTTTATTTTGAATTGTTAATGGAATGTTAACAATTTCACTCCATAACAATTATGTCATTGAGAGAAATTATATGATAACATTTTTAAAAAGGTTAACCAAAGAAAGTAGTATTCTTTTGGAATGATTAACCACTTTTTAAAATGTTAGTAGATTATTTATTTATATTTTTTTTCTTGTAACCCAAAATGGAACTTTTAAACTTTGTTTATTTTTTCCAAATGGAATAAAATATGTTTCATCTCTTATTAATAGTGGATTATTCATCTTACGAACAACAGAAAATATACTTTGATCATGACGGTTATCTTTAAACCCTTTTGGTTGAGGATTTTTATTATAATAATCGGTGATTAATAATGGGTTATATTCAAGTGCTTTATGACATATATCAATTAAACTAATTAATTTTTTATTTTTTTTCATTATAAGAACGCCATTTACTAATTGTCCGGTTTTTGTTATTTTATCATTATTTAACACATTAAAATACTGAAATATTTCTTTTGTGGTATATGTATATTCTCTATGGGACATTTGAAAAGAAATTATAGGTTGTTCATCATTTAACATATTAATATATTCATCAAAACGTTGTTTACCACCCTTATTTATAGTACAACCTGCATCTAAATAAATTAATATATCATTGTCTTGTATTTCATTTAATTTTTGTCGTATAATATCATATTTCCAAATCCAGTAACCTCCTCCTCTCTTCATAGAAAGTATATCATTATACTTATTTTTGAATTCTGGTGTTAGTTTTTCTGGATTATATATTTCGATAGTATTAAACCATTTTGTATTTTTTGCTTCATTGTATAATCGAATTGCTGAATTTTTAAATTTATTATCTGCGTAAGTAATTAAATGTATCATTATTATATATATAAAATAAATATTTATATATATATAATGTCAAATTATTGAGATAATGTGTTCTTAAAATATTTAGACCCTAAAAATGTAAGAGTAGTGTTTGAAGTTGGTGCAAGATATGGAGATGAAACATTACAATTAAAAAAAACGTTTATCAACATATGAAAACATCATTTTTAATAATGTCGGATTAGGTGATAAAGAAAAAAGTTTACCATTTTATTCATATATTAAAAATAATGATGGTGCATCTTCATTTTTAAAAAGAATAGATTTTGATAGAACACAGATACAAACCGGAACTAATAAAATTAAAACGTTAGAAAATTATGTTAAGTATAATAATATTCAACAGATAGATCTTCTATGTATGGATGTTCAAGGATATGAATTAAATGTGTTAAAAGGAGCTGGAAATTTTATTAAAAATATTAATTATGTTATTATGGAAGAACCAAAACCAATTATTAATTCTCGATATTTACCAGATGGCGTACATTCTAAATATATAAACGCTCCTACGTCACAAGAAATAAACATTTTTATGAAGGACAAAGGTTTTATAGAAATTGAAAGAATAGAAGAAAATAAAATTGAGGATAATGTAATGTACAAAAATATTAGAATTTAAATTAAATATTCAGTATTAACTAAATATTTAAAGGTTTTAAAATTGAAGTCTAATTTGGAAGTAAATTATATATTTCCCAATTTATATCAAAGTATTTACTCATAGGTCTATAACAATGATAATCAGTATAAATGCCATTAGTTATATTTTTTCTGATATCCATATTAGAAATATTAAAAGTATTCCTATCTAATCTATTAAATTTTGTTTTTTTTTCATTAAGACAAATTAAGTTATTCGTTTCTTTATTCCATTTAGTTACTTTATTAAATAAAATTTTTTGGTCAATAGACCAACCTATATCACCATGTCTTCCTTTAATAATATTTTTATTACTTATATTTTTAATATAATTTATAATATCATCTAATGAATTAATTTTAAAAATATCTTTCCATATTTGAGGAGTAGATATATTGTAACACATCGCAAATTGTTGGGAATTAAAACAAACATTATCACGATAATAAATAAATTTATTATTTTCATATGATTTTATGTTTTCAGTATAATAAGTTTTATTCATAGGTAACATATCTATATCAGTGATTAAGACACCGTTTTTGTAATTAAGAATACAAGGATATAATAACCGAATAATTTGTGATGTAAAACTAGTTAATACACTTTCAATTGGTTCAAACACAATCAAATTATTTTTATATGGTAGTAAGTTGTCTGGAATATCATTAGCAATTAATATAATTTTTACATCTATATCTGGATATAATTTATTCCAAGTTTTAATAAAAATAGGAACAAAATCTAAATATAATTTGTTTTCATTTACAGCAGTTAATACACAATCTATTTTCATTATAATATATATTAATATATATAATAATAAAATATAATAATAAAATATAATAATAAAATATAATAATAAAATATAACTTAAACGTATTTAACAATTTTTGAAATTAATAATTTCTACCATTTCCATGATTTGTATCGTAATAAAATAGGGGTATATTTACATATACACAATTTGTATATTCTAATAATCTTAACCAACAATCATAATCTTTTTTACCATTTTTTAAACATTTAAAATTATTTATTTTATTCAATATATTTTTTTCTACTAAAACAGAACTACAAACAATACAATTATGTATTTTTAAAAAATCTAAATTCCATATATTAGGAAATCCATTTTTCAATAAATTGCTATTCTTATTTTTATATATTTTTCGTATTGTTTCTATATGCATTTCTGAATTATATTTTTTATATTTTTTCACAGGATTAAATATACCATTTCCAATTAATCCTTCAGTACAACTTAATTTACAACCTGTTTCATTCATATATTTTAATTGATGTTCTATTTTATTTGGAAACCATATATCATCATCATCACAAAAAGCAATATATTTACCTGTAGCCATTTCAATACCTTTATTTCTAACAAAACCAGCACACGCATATCCAAATTTATGTTTAGTATTAGTTTCTAAATGTTTTATTATTATATTATGTTGTTTCCAATCATACAAATAATATTCTTTTTCATTAGAACAATCATTTACAACAATTATTTCGATATTTTTTTATGTTTGTTTCTTAATAGTCTCTATTGTATTTAATAAATACTTAAATCTGTTATATGTAGGTATTACAACACTTACCTTATCGTTCATATATATTATTTACTCATATTATATTTAATATTTAAACATATTCAAATTTTCATTTTCTTTGTTAAACTAATCTTTTATACATCTGTGTCTATGGTTACTTGCGTTATCCATAATTATTAGTTTATTTTTGTATTTATTTTAAAAATGCTAATTACTTACAATATATTTTATTATTAATTTCTTATGTTTCTGTGCTAAATTAAATGTATCTTTTCTTAATTTTTTTATCTTTTCTGTTGTTTTTGATTTTAAGAATTGTGCGTCATCATTAATAATATAACGAACATCACCACCATCATTCGTACAAAAATGATTTTTTAAAGGAAATAATAAATTTGGATAATATACATAATTATACCAATCATCACAACACCAATTTATAATTTCTTCTGGAAATAAAAATCCAAAAATATCCATATGTTTTCGTGATACCATACCCTGTGTTAAAATACGTGAATTATTATTCATTGGACCACACAATCCTAAATCATTATTATTTTTAAGTGTTGTAATACAGTCAACAACCCACTCTTTTGAACGAAAAGTTATATCATCACCACATTGAAAGAAATAATTACAACCATCATCGTACGCTTGTTTAAATAAACGGTTCCACATTTTTGTTAAATGACCTTTACGTATTCCTTCCATTGAAATAAATTTACAATGAATATTCTTCATTACACTTAAAAAACGAATAATATTATCACGTTCTTCTTTCTTCATCCATAAACTATCGTCGTCATCATAACCAATATAAAAAATACTTTCTAATTTTTCATTATTATAATTTTGAGAGTATGTAAATAAGTATGAACGAAGTGTTAAATTATATAAATATGTATCTTTAAAACTTGGTCCATTGTTTACCTTTTGTTGTAGTCGGAACTAAAATACCTAATTTCATTTACATATTATTATAATAATTATTTATATTATTATAATTATACACTATTTCATCTTACGCTTTATTGATTCACGAATCTTTTCTTCACGAGTATCTAAAATAAATTGACTCATCTCTTTCGCTTTTTGTTGGTCTTTGTTACATAAAACAGTAAGAGCATTTAACAAATGTTTCTTATTTAAAGGCATTTTAACCTTTGTCTGTTGATACATAATCATACCATCATTATGTGTTTTCAAACAATCTATATCATATGATTTCATAATAGTGATCAATTGTTCAGATATATTTTTCTTTTTCTCTCTACGTTCTCTGGATAGTTTAGACAACTCTTTTAATTCATTATCTATTTTTATCCATTCACGAATATAATTTTTTAAAACCTCTTTTTCTTGTTGTTCCATATTACTACTACTCTCATATTCCATTTTATCTTTATTTATAAAAAAAATAAAATATTTTTATAAATAATGACTATCTACTTACTGTGATATTTACAAAACTCATTTACACAATAATTATCACATCTTCATTTACACAATAATTATCACATCTTCTTCCCTTATTCTTACCACGTTTAAATACATATTCACAAGTTTTTACAAATAACGGCGGAAAATCATAATATCTTCCAGATTTATTTACACCAGGAGCGGGACGAAACCCGGTACATGGTGGTAGTAGTTTAAGAATTTGTTTTCTACAAAACGGACATTTATGAATATAACTATTATAAATAGTAAAGTGATTTTTCATTTGAATTTTTAATTCATTATATATGTGTTCATAATTAAATGAATGACCACATGGAAGTGTTATTTTAGACCAATTAAGTTTTTCGTGTGATATTAAACATTTATCATTATCATCGTCATCCATTTCTTTAAGTTTCTCTGCAATAAGTTCTTTAATATTCATTTTTTTGTATATAAATTTATTGTAATAATATATAATTCAATTTTATATTATAATATAAATGTCTAAAATCTGGGGGTCCCCGTGCTGGATTTTTTTTCATTCTTACGCTGAACATGTTCCAGAAGATTATTACAACAGAAATAAAGAAAAAATATTCAAAACATTTTTAAGTACATTATCCCGACTACCGTGTCCGTATTGTAGAAAACACGCATTAAATTATCACAAAAATATAAAAAAACCATTTCAAACAAAACAAGAATTTAAAGAACATTTATTTAAGTTTCATAATAATGTAAATCAACGTTTAAAAAAACCAATATTTAATAATTTTCATATATATGAAAAAGTTAATTTAAAAAAAGCATATTTAAATTTCGCTTACGTAATGTCACAACGTTTTAGAAATGGTGTTCAATTAGGTGTTATACAATCTCAAATGATGGTATCTTCTTGGAGGTCTTTGTTAGTTTTTTAGTCTTTCGTTTAGGATAATAAAAGAACCATTTATTCCATTCTTTCGAACCTTTTTTAAGGGTTTTATATTTATCTCTTTTCTCTCTACGTATATCTTGTAATGTTTTTTGTTTACCATAACATCGTAGACTAAATCTTTTCCATAATCCAGTATCACCACGTTTATTTGTCGTTATGATATGATGACACATACATAATAATAAATTTTCGTCGTAATATGGTTTAGGGTAAATTATAAAGGATAAATACATTCTTAATAATGTATCAATTGAAGCGACACGTATAATACTATTCTTTTTATAATGATAAGTATTATAACTATGACACGCTTGTGGTTTAAATAATATCATTAATGTTGTATTATCCATTCTTAATTCATAGTGTTCAGGTATTATTTCACCACTTTGTTTATGAAATACAATGTTCATCTTTTTATTAGGTTCGTCTTTCAATGAATTCTTAATCGTTTGTAAACATTCTTTAGGATTATTATGAAATCCATCTATACGAGGATTTCCGTACCTTCTTGACATTAATAATGAATACGCATATGTTCCAATAACAACAATTCCTTGTTTTTGAACGTGTTCTCTTAATTTTTTAAATAAATATTGTTGTTTATGTTTAGGTAAAGGACAACGTTTAACCTTCTCATCCATAATAGGATAAAAACGATTTAATAATTGAAGACGATTATAAACTTTATTCCATCTTGAAACATCACCTATAGGTGAAGATAATTCAAGATACATTGACATTCTTAAAAAATTAGGAGGAGCATAATAAAATCCACCTATATTTATACTATTTTTAAATAAATTGTTATAAATCTTTTGTGGTATATGTGTAATGTCAACAACAGGTATGAAATCAGAAAATACTTTATATGTCCCATAATGTAAACCAGACTTCGCTTCTACATATTGAAAACCTTCTTTAATTAATATATCAACTAATTTTTTAGCATGTTCAACAGGTTTAAATGAAAATATATCATAATCTGGAAACTCATGTTCTTTATAAAATTGTTCTTCTTGTGGTAATATGTTATTTATCGCTATACCACCATAAATGATAAGTTTATTATCTATTATAAATTGTTGTATTAATTCAATAAGATGTTGTATTCGCTTTTGTTCAATTAATAATTTACCTTTTTTCTTTTCTGCTTTAGATATTGCTTTTTGTAATATATATAATTCACACTCTTCTTTAGACATTGAAGAAGAACATAATGGATATGAATTCATTATATATATTACAATTATAAAAATGTATTACTTGATGATAAATTACGAAACATACTTTCAAAAATCTCATCTATAGAATTTGAAGATAAATCAAATGTTCTCGCAAAAATTCTATTATTATTTGTATTTTGTTCTTGATTTACTGGTTCATTTTCTATATTTTCACGAATGTCGTGACGACANACNGGACACGTTGGACGTGTCTGAAACCATTGACGCAAGTTCTCTTCTAAAAATATATGACCACAATGACGAATACGAAGAAGACGNTCACCGTTATGAAATACTTCCATACTAATNGGACATTGTGTCTGATTCATACTTGTATCACTTTCATTGAATATAACTTGTTCTGTTGATTGAGATATTTGGTGATTTGTCGCTGGGACAGGAACATCCTCGAAATTATGTTGTTGTAATGGAATTTGTGTTGTAAATAACCACGTATACTGATTATTACCATTACTAAACGCGTTTCGTCTACGACGTATTGTATTATGTAAACGATAATTATACATATATTCATTGTGTAGTCTTCTCTGTTGTTCTAAAATTGTATTCAATAATGAATGTTGTTCACGAATAAACTGAAGAAGTTGAATATAATCATCATTACGCGTTGATGATGTCATTATATACTACTAATATTATTATACTTTTAAATATAAAAAAATTGAATTATTATATTAGTATATTTCTCTGTATATTATAATAAAGAATATGGAACCACCATCATGCTCGGGATTAAGAAATTTAGGAAATACTTGTTATATGAATAGCATCCTTCAATGTTTATTTCATACTGATAAATTAAATTCATTATTTGAAGAAAAAGATGTTAGAGTTAGAAAAGATATACAATCTATTATTACGATTGAATATAATGAACTTCGTAAATTAGCAAATAAAAAAAGTAGTATCATACAACCAACCAGATTTTGGAAACGTATGCAACAAATCGCACAAAAAACAGGATATGAACAGTTTGTAGGTCAAGAACAAAATGATTCTAATGAATTCTTAAACTTTATTTTAGATTGCTTCCACGAATCATTAAAACATAAAGTGTCTATAAATATACAAGGACGTGAAACAAATCGTATTGACCGTGTTGTGAATGAATTTTATAAACAATTTAAACAACAATATGAAAATGAATATTCAAAAATTATAGAAATATTTTTCAATTTACAAGTAACGATTATTACAGATATTAACTCATCTCCCAAAATATTATCAATTAAAGCAGACCCTACAATGATGCTTTACCTACCTATACCAGACCAAAAGTTTATTTACAAAAATCATCTTTTACACAATATTGAAGATAATGATATTACTATATATGATTGTATAGATTTATATACATATCCAGAAAAATTACAAGGAGAAAACCAATGGTTTAACGAAGAACTAGGAGAAAAACAAGATGCTATGAAAAAAACATTATTTTATAAATTTCCTGATATTTTAATTATTAACTTGAAGCGTTTTAACTATACACAAATGAAACAAACATCATTAGTAAAATATCCAGTTGAAAATTTAGATTTAACAAATTATATTATTCCATACCGTGATAGACCTAAATATATTTATGACTTATACGCTGTATGTAATCATATAGGAAGAAGTCCCGATAGTGGTCATTATACATCATATATTAAAAATGGAGATAAATGGATTAATTTTAATGATGACCGTTTATCCATAATTAAAGATAAAGAGAAATTAGTGACAGAAAACGCGTATTGTTTATTCTATAAACGGCGTGAACTATAATAAAATATGTATTGTATATACATATAGGATTAGAATATGTATGAATTTGATTTCTCACAATCTTCAATGAATATTTATGATTTTATAAATCATATTTTAAGTGGTCGTCCAGGGTGGTTAATATTTTTTTCTATTATATTAATCATTTTATATATGATAACATCATACTCACCAACAACAGTAAATAAACCTAATGTTCCTTATTATATGAGCGGTTCGACAAATACATCATCATATTTTGGTGGTTTTGAACTCATATTATGGATTATTGTTTTATTCCTCATTTTTACTCACTCAATTATGTATTTCTTTTCAATTGATATTAAGACTATATTAAAAAATGTTTTTACTGATGAACCTGAATTAGATATCTATATCAATGAAAATATACCACAAGACGCACCTATTCCTGAAATAAAATATGAAAAACAAGTATTCCATATACCACAACAAAAATATACATATGAAGAAGCGAAAGCGTTGTGCAAAGCGTATGGGGGGCGTTTAGCAACTTATAAAGAAATTGAGAATGCTTATAATAATGGTGCTGAATGGTGTAGTTATGGGTGGTCAGACGGTCAGATGATATTATATCCTACACAAGAACATACCTATAATAAATTACAAAAAATAAAAGGTCANGAACACGACTGTGGACGTCCAGGTGTGAATGGTGGATATATCTCNAATCCAAACGCACGTTTTGGAGTAAATTGTTATGGATATAAACCTAAAATTACAAACGAAGAAGAAGAATTAATGGCAAAAACTACACCATACCCTTTAACTAAAAAAGATAAGAAACAACAAAAACTTGTAAAAAAATATGAGAACAAATTATCCTCAATCAAAGTATCACCATTTAATTATAATACATGGAGCGAACCATTATTTTAAAATGTAATAATATCATTCCAATTATATAATTTAATATTTGTAGGAAGTTCAGGATAATTAGGAACAAGTGAATTACATTCTTTACTGAATATTTTAGAATATGTATTACAACCTATTACATATAACGTAATATGTTTATATGTATATTTACGAATACACTCATATTTATCATTGTATGATTTAAAGTTATAATAATCATAAATCTGTTTATAATGATAATTTTTATTAAATGCTTCATCAACTAAATAAATTGTAATAGGGTTATGAATATCTCTAATTATATATTCTGGTATTTGTTGGTATATATTTCCTTTGTAATTATATGAACCAAAATTAAACCATATATTTTCATATTTAATATGTTTTATATATTCATATATCCAATTCATTATATCATACCTTGCTTTATCTAAATAAAGTATGATATACATCTCTCTTGTATCTTCTGGAACTGTAATCTCTTGTATACTATCTTTTTCGTTGTAATGATAATAATAAATTAAAGTTTTATGAATTATTTTATTCATTTGTGTTTTAAACACAACGTCAATATGACTAAATGAATATTGATTTGTTTTATACATTTTATCATAAGTTGTACTCAATCTCATATATTCATAAATATCTTTAATACGTATATTTACATATTCTTTATGAATACACGTATTTTTTTCATATATATAATTATTTTTTAAATATTTTATATTCGTATAAATATACACGTCCATCGTCTAATAACAAATATTTATCAATAACGAACTTCAATTTTTTAAATTTATTGTTCTTTATATATTTTTATACCACGTAAACTTTCTATTCTTGATACAAGTTGTTTTTTCGTTCCGGATGTTTCTACACCAAATAA